CTTGCAAAAGGACACTGATAACTATCTTTATTTGGTGGCTAAAATTACATACCTCGCCAATGGAATAATCACAGAACAGCAAGGCAATTTGACCTTGTTTGGACACGCGCCAAACACAATGCACAGCCATTTAATTGCGACTCTCAATACTTCGTTGAAGTATGTCCTCAAACAATTAGGACTACCCAACACTACAGAGGTTTTGAATTATCAAGTGTGGGTATCAGCAACCAGTAACGGTGACTCCGGAACTTTATGCAATGCCTATACTTATTTGGTGGACTCAACACCTTACCGAGATACAGCTAGTTTTCTTTTTCTCAATGCCTTTGGAACGCTGGAATCGTTCACAGCAACCGGAATAAAAACCACCGAAAAAACTGCTGAGTATAATTTGGGCAATATCGACAATCACTACAGAAAGCTAACACAAGACTTTAAGAGCGAACAAACTTGTAACAGTGGATTCCTGTCGGAAAACGAAATGGAATGGGCTGACGACCTTGTAAGGAGCTATACGGTGGTATTGGTATGTAGTAATAGCATTGCTCAAATAACTCTTACTAAAGTGAGCAAAACAGACACGGAAGCCAATGTTTTAAAGTCATTTACATTTTGCTATCAGGTTGCTAAAAATAAAAATTTCATGTTTATGAGTAAACATGTTGGCATTTTTGATGCAGCTTATGACAAAACTTTTCAATAATGATACATATAAATGCAGTCCGCAAAATATTGCAGGATAACAAAACGCCCTTTTCCTGTAGAGTATGGAAAATGAACGGTGAGATATTGGCATACAATGACGTGGTATGTAGTTCAAGCAATTTTGCCCGAAATACGGCAAACCTGCTTTTTACCGAAAGCAGACAAATGCGAAGAATACGCATTGTTTGCCTGTTTGAAATAAATGACGAAGAAATTTATATCTAACTATGAGCAGAGAAATCAATGTTTTTGAAATTCCGATAGGGAAAGCAAGTCGTGTAGCGATTGACAAAATGAATGAAGGAACACAAATTTTCGATACCGATAATTTAGTTCCAATGGCTCTGCCTACACCCGGAGCATTGCGAGGATACGTGCCTTGGGGTGATGACAACCTGAGACCAAACGAAATACTTCGCCTTATGCGGAACGATGAAGTAATGTCGAGCAATATGTTTTTCAATATCCAATCGGCCTATTCCAATGGACTCACCATGCTAAAGTCAGACAAATCGCCAATTACAGAAACCGAAATACTAGATTTCTTCAAGTACAACCGTTCCAGTAAATACCTGTTTGAACAGCACACAGATATGAAACACTTTTACTTCAGTATTTCAGTGTTGATTTTGAGTGGCGATGGCAATAAAATTGTAAAGCTGAGACATAAAGATGCGTTGTATTGTCGTTTTGAAACCTGCAATCCGCTCAATGGCAAGATTGAACACATCATATTTGCGAATTGGGAAACCGGAGCACCAACACCCGAAAAACGGGAAGAAATAGAACTGTTAGACATATCCGATCCATTGGGCGACCTTATGGTAAGGATGGGCAAATTACCCAATGACGATGGCAAAACACAACCGGCAACGACAACCCGAAAGTTTGCCATGATGAATGCCATTCCGATTCCTGGGAATAAATACTATCCATTCCCTTATTATTGGTCTATCTTCAATAGCGGTTGGTATGATATAAAACAACTTATTCCTGCAGGTAAAAAAGCTAAATTCACCAACGGATTAGTGGTAAAATACCAAGTGGAAATAAATGACAAGTATTGGGGAATGCTTTTCGAAAGTGAGAAAATAACGGACGAAGCAAAACAAAAGGCACGGATTACGCTCGAAAAGGAGAATATAAAATCTTTTCTCACAGGAATGGTAAACGCCGGAAAAGTTTGGTTTTCGGGCTTTTATATCGACCCATTGGGCAAGGAACAATCTTTTGTCCGCATTACAATCGTAAACAAAGACAAAGAGGGTGGCGACTGGATTCAGGACATGGAAGAAGCCAGTTCAACGGCTTGTTATTCCATGGGCGTACATCCTTCGTCCATTGGCGCAACGCCAGGGAAAAGCAGCAGTAATATGAGTGGGAGCAATGTTAGGGAAATTTTTACCATGAAACAGGCATTGGAAAAGGGCAGCAAGGATATTGTGTTAGAACCCTATTTTGTAATCAAAAATTACAACAATTGGGATGTGGAATTTGACATTCCTTTTATGCAACTCACGACCTTGGACAAAAATACTGATGCTCAGAATACAACGTTGAATACTCCAGATAATACCAAGAAATAAAAAACGACAGAAATGCTAATAACCTCCGTTTCCGATTTACTTTTGTCCATTCCTACTGCACAAGGCACAGAATGGGCAGCCATTGAACCATTTGTAAAAGCAGCCGATAGGCATACAAAATCCACTTTGACAGGTGTTGATTTGTACAACTATATTGAAGGACTTAGCACTGATACCAATTCATTGAAAGATGACCTTCGCAATATCATAGCATACAAAGCCTACAAAAGTGCAATACCTTTTGTGGATTTAATCCAAACCCAAAACGGTTTTGGTGTGGTGAGTAATGCCAACATTGCACCTGCCAGCAAGGAGCGTGTGGAAAGGTTGATGTCACAATGCGAACAACAACTTGACACGGCAACCGATATGCTGATTTTGCAAATTTCAGCAGTACCGGCAGCATTGGCAGAATGGACAAAGTTTGGTAGTTTTGAGGAATTGACAAATTGCATATTTCAAACCGGAATTGATTTTTGCAAGTCTGCAAAATCCGAAAACTTGAAACGAGAAGCGTTTTTGGCAGCCAAAAATGATATTCTTTCGTTTCAATACTCAGAAATTGCTGAAGTAATAAGTATAGCTTTTATGGATGAACTTATCATCCAAGTCCGTTCCAATGCATTGACTTTGCCAAATACTAAAATTGTACGGAAACTAAAACCGATTTTAGGACTTTTGGCTCAACTAAAAGGAGAGGAAGCTGAAGATCTATTGGGGCAATTGGCAAATTTGCTGGATAATAACCTGTCGAGTTACGCTACATATGCTGGCAGTTCTGAATACGCACTTAAAATTGCACCAAAATACCAGAATAAACAGACTGATAGCACTTTCTTTTTTGGAATGTAGACCCCTAACCCCTAAAGGGGAACAAAAATCAACAGTCAATTAATGAGCGAAATAAATCTAACAGTACCGAAACGGTACTCAGAAATGAGCAAAGAGCAGACCAAGTATGTCTGTTTATTGCTCAGTAGGAATGAATCGGAAGAAGCAATCTGGACAAAATGTTTTATTCGATTTGCAGGGATCAAACCACTGACGGCATACGAAAATAGCTATTACTTTGTGCATAGGGGCACAAAAAAATTATTTTCGCTTGCCTACCAAGAAGTAAATTACTTCAGCAAAATGCTGAAATTTACAACCCGGGATTATACAGGGATAAAACCAATATCCACAATAAAAGGCTGTAAGTCATGCGACCAGCTTTTAAGGGATATAGATTTTGGAACGTATTTAGAAATTGAAAATTTCTATCAGGCTTATCTATTTACCAAAGAGGAAAAATACATAAGCCGATTAATGGCAGTACTTTATACAAAAAAAGGAAAAAGAAAGCCGAATTTCGATACATGCGCACCCACCGAAAAGCTATGGACAATTATGTGGATTGTGGGCATTAAAAGCTATTTCTCACGAAAATTCAACTACCTTTTTGAAAGAACAACACCTACAGAAGAGGACGAAGAACCAACAGCACCCGACATGTATTCCATTATTCAAAACCAGGTACGCGCCCTAACAGATGGCGACATTACCAAACGGGAAAAGGTTTTGAAATCAAATACATGGGATGCATTGGATGAATTGAACCAAAAGGTAAAAGAAAGTAAACAACTATTAGCCAACAGCAAATAAAAATGTGGAACGCAGTAAATTATTTTGAAACCCTCAACGGAAAACTAAAGACTACAAAGGATGTCTTTCATTTTTGCCGTGTGTCGGGAATAAATGGATTGGAAGAGGTGTTGGCCAATTACATGTCTAAGAATGCCTTCTTGGCTGTTGATGATAGTGATGACGGAATGACTATTCGCCTTGGTGGTGGCTATTTCAACCGCAGAAGCATAGTGATTTATGTACTCAAAAAATACAAAATTACCGATATGTTAGAAAGAGAAACGGTGCTTTCCGAAACAAGAGCTATCCGGAATAGCTTAATCAGCAAGTTATTGGTTGATGCAAACAGAAATGCGGAGGGATTGAATTACTTGAACAAAGAACGCATTCCGTACCACGAAGTACCTGGTTACTTTGCAGCTGGAACAGCAGGAATCTATTTTATCATTACCATTGACGAACCTGTAAATTTAGCGTACAATGCCAACGAATGGACAACCTGACAAACGAAAGTATTACGATGCGTGGGCAAAAATGATGATAACTATCTGGGAAGATAAAATCATTAAACTCAATGTCCGGGACACTGGCGCATTGCTGTCCTCTTTTGCTACGCACGTTGAAGCAGCCGCCAATGGTGAGGTCGCAAAAATTATACACACCTACAATTATTATGGGCGCATGGTGGATATGGGAGTGGGTAGGGGAGTCAGCAAAGCCGACAGTGGTGAGGGAAGTGGAAGACGGGCAAAACCGTGGTACAACAAATCCTATTATCATTCCGTAAAAGTCCTTTCCGAAAAAACAGCCGAGCTGTACGGAGAGCAATTTCAAACAGTAATGTTTGAGACACTCAATTTCTGAGTGTCTTTTTTTTTGCCTTCAAAAACCAATTCATTTGTATTTCAAACAGCACAACATGGGAAAATTAGAAGAAGCACAAATTTTATGGAATGCCATTGGAACTGAAACAGAACCTGATGCCAATACCACCACAAGAGTCAGAAATGCAGCCACAAAAATAATTGATTTCATTACCGATCTTGTAAATGTAGTATCAACGAAAGTTGACAAAGTTACCGGAAAAGCCTTATCCTCTAATGATTATAGTAATGCAGAAAAAGCCGAAGTGGCCAAAGTTGCAGACAAAGTGGATAAGGTTGCAGGGAAAAGTCTGACCACAAACGATTATTCCAATGAAGCTAAAGCCGAAGTGGCAAAAGTCGCAGACAAAGTAGATAAGATTGCCGGAAAGAATTTATCTACAAATGATTATTCCAATGAGGCCAAAGCTGAAGTGGCGAAAATAGCTGATAAAGTAAATACGGACGTATTTAATTCCACATTAGAAGATGAATCTGCTGAAAGGTCTTCAGGCGATACTGCACTTCAAGATGAAATTAATGCTATTGACGAGCAACTTGGGAATATAAAATCCTTTATCAATCAGTTTCTAACCACCGAAACAGGCGAATTAATTTTGGATATAAATAACAACATAATAGTAACTCTTTAATAATTAATATCATGGCTCACATAACGGATTATTTCGAAAACAGTTTGGAACAAACCAATCCCGGAAAAGGATTGGATGCCCGTATGGGAATAGAAATCAGCAAACGACCTATCATAGTCATTCCACGACTTGAAGTTCAGGTTCGTAAAACACCTACAAACGGTATTTCTAATACGGTCATTGTAAAAGTGTATACGGAACAAAATACTGAATACATGAAGCTCAATCCGGTAATCGTATTGATGCGGAAACACAATGCCAAAAGGAAAATGAATGGAAGTCAGGTGGTACTGAAACACGGAAAGAATAAATGGGTAGAACCGGGGAAACAGTTTGAAATGGATAATCCTAAGAGTAAAACAAACTACCTGTCGAATAGACGCGATTTTCAGTTTAAAATTCAAAATTGCTCCTGGTTCACACCCAGATTAATTTCGGACACTTCAATCGCTATGAGTGCTGATTATCTGATGGATTCATTTATCCGGAATCTTTCGAGCGATGCCCCCAATTTTTTATTAATGACCAGCAATGGATCTACTCAGGTCCTTGAAGGAAAAAGTGCTGTTAGTTTATTTGGGTTAGCAATACGCATTGACAATCCCAAATTTGCAGGTGACATTCAGGCTTATCCGAAATGTACCATGTACCAGCGAGAACCCAAATACCTGTACGGAGAGATTACTAAAGTGCTTTTCCGGTTGGAAGTGAAGAATGGTAAGCCGCTAAAATCCTTGGCAGTACTATAAAAAAAACGAACCACAACTGGGCTATATTTCAAGTATCCGAGTGTATGTGGTTCATATACAAGTGACACCAAAGTCTGGAATCACCATTAATCGAGCCTCAAGCTATATGATCCTACCGAAGCAGTCATAGGTATGAGATTCGAATACACAAAAGTAATACTATTTTTCTTTAAAACAAGTGTTTTTTACAATAAACAAAATCGATTATGCAACTCAACACAATTCTAAAATGGGCACTATCATTCGCCACCGGTTTTTTGACCCTGATAGAGCCAACTTTCCCTTTCATTCTTATTTGTGCCATGGCAATTTCACTGGATGCATATTCAGCTTACAGGCTGAGTAAACGGGTGAAAGCAAAAACGGGAAAAGGAACCGGCAAATTCCGTTCAAGCAAAGGCAGTAAAGTATTTGTAACCACCATTCAAATGCTTGCCTTGATTGTATTAGCGTATCTAATAGATACTAAAATACTGGTCATGTTCAACGGTCTGTACCTTGCCAACTACGTTTCATTGGTTTTCTGCTTTATACAAATATGGTCGATTCTCGAAAATGAAAGCAGCATGAATGACAAGCCCTGGGCAAAAATTGCCCAACGCATCATGGTGGATAAAGCCGAACGACATTTCGATATTGATTTACAT